GGCAACGATGCTTTATCAACACGACCCCGACCGCCCTATTGGTGGATGGTATGACTTGACAGAAGATCAACACGGGCTTAAATGCAAGGGTCAAATCGTCCTCACTACTCAATTGGGAAGAGAGACATACGAGCTTATCAAGGCCGGTGTGATTAACGAATTCTCAATTGGCTATGATATCCCCAGTGGGGGCGCAACGTACGATAAATCATCCGGCGCTCGTCTACTCAAAGAATTGCGCCTATGGGAGATATCCCCCGTCACCTTCGCAATGAATAGCGAAGCCTTATTAACCAGCGTCAAAGGCGCGTCGGGCGGATCTTTCCCTCTTGCCCCCGATACTACCCCGTGGTCTAAATCAAAGGCCATTAAGGACATAGAGGACGTAACCGGCGGCGATTGGAGCAAAGCAGCAAAATACTTTTTCTGGACTGCCAAATCTCCCCCAGAAACAGAGGCAGATTGTAAGCTCCCGTTTGTATGCAAGGTAGATGGCGCTATGAAGGCCGTACCGCGTGCTATAGAGACGGTCGCCGCCGTTCTACAGGGTAGCATGGGCGGAGCCAATATCGACGACGTAGACGCCGTTAAAAGCAAAGTAGCCTCTTACTATAAAAAAATGGGCAAGACTCCACCCTGGGATAACAAGTCTGTCATGACACCAATACAGCGTAAAGACTTCAACGACCACTACAGACAAGCAAGCATAGAAGATTGGCTGTATTACGACTTTAACAATCTTGTAAACGCCCTCAAACAATCTCTAATTGATGAATTCATGATTGGGGATGAACCGGAGCAAGACACGGTAAATACGATCCTCAACGACTCCCCAAGTAACAAAATGGGCTTTATCTCTGCTCTTAAAGCCTGGGTAGAAAAGGGTATCCAGTTAGATGCATCCAACTACCTACAAGAGACATTAGAAGCGCATGGAATGAGCGGAAGCCCCAACTACTTTATGAGCAATGAAAGAGCACGCAACATGTACACAAAAGACGGTCGCACGATTAGCAAGGCCACTAGTGATAAATTACAAGCACATATTGACAATATCCGAAGCATGGCAGACGAACACAAAAAGGCCATGAACGAGCATATAAAAGCTATGCATAGCGCCGCCGATGATCTAGCAACCATCCTACAAGGTTCAGAATCGGCATATGGCACTGATGAGGGAAAACCCGAAACAGGGGCAGAAGGTAAAGCCGCTCCGTACACAGGTACACGCGGCGCTCAGTCACACCCGCTAGATAATAGCACTGTAGACGAGAACGAACTAGAAAACGCCCTTAGCATCCTTCGATCCCTCCGCAAATAACCCCCAATTTGATAATCATTCTCACTTAGTTATAAGGACAACATTACAACATGCCAACTATCACAGATTTGGTAAACGAGGTACAGACACTTTCCCACGATTTGAGCAATCGTGTTAGTGTACTGGATAAAGAACAGAAGTCTCTTAGAGAGGATTTGACCTCTAAAACCGGCGCAATGCCCGCCGAATACAAAACAGCCATTGACGGATTGAACAACCGTATCAATGAGCTAATGGATCAAATCAATAAAGAGCGTATCGCCGCCGCCCGCCCTCCTATGGCCCAGGAAAAGAAAGACAGCGAAGGACGCCGGGCCTTCGTACGTGCCATGAAAGCACGCGGCGATTTGAACCTTTTGTCCCCAGAGGAAAAAGCGCATATTGTTTATCAGTACATGCCCGAAGAGCGTAAAGCGTTGTATGCTGGTGATGCTACAACCGGCGGCTTTTTCGCTACTACTGACTTTCAAGACGAATTGTTAGCTTATCGTTTGCTCATTTCTAATATGCGCAAAATTTGCCGTGTACAGAAGACAAGCGGCGAAAAAGTGCAAATGCCCGCCCTTGCAAACGATAGTACTGTTTATTGGGCTACTGAACAATCAAGCTATGTTGACTCTCAAGACCCAACGTTAAGCATGATTAATATTCCAGTGCATGAAATGCGTGGTCTTCTCAAGATTTCACAGCAAAACCTTGAAGATAGCATGTTCAATCTGGAAGACTTCATTAAAGACCGTCTTACTAAGCAGTTTGCGAAAAAAGAAGGCGGCGCATTTATTAACGGCGACGGGAACGGCAAACCACGCGGCATTTTGAACTATCCTATCAAGGCTAGCTCCTCATATCCCGGTGGTAGTGCTGGTAAGAACAATGTAACGGACGCTATTGCTTATGTCCCCAGTGGCTCCGCAAGCACAATCACCGCCGATAGTATCCTAAATGTGGCTATGGACCTCAAAGCAGACTATGACGCGAACTCAACCTACGTTTTCACACGTGGTACTCTTAACCTCATCCGCTTGTTTAAGGACAACCAGGCCCGCCCTCTCTGGACACCATTTGCTAATGGCGATTTAGCAGGCCCCGGTAACATCTACGGGCGTCCCTACGTCGAAATGCCAGATATGCCCGAAGTTGGTACAAACGCTTATCCGATTATCGTTGGTGACTTCTCCAACTACATGATTGTTGATCGTGTTACCCTCAACATGCAACAACTTAACGAACTTTTTGCAGTTGCCGGTTTGGTTGGCTTTATTGCACGTATTAGGGTTGGGGGAGACCTGCTCTTGCCTGAAGCCTTTAGGGTTCTTAAGTGCGCTACATCATAGTAAATGCACGTAATGCAGAGTGTACGCATAGTACGTACACTCTCACTTCCATATATGTCATGACACAATTAGGAGATAATCAATGCGAGATAATGTAAGTAAGCTCGGTACAGTACAAAGCGGGCTTGCTGCTCTTCCAACCAATAAAAATAACATCACTGGACAAACTATTACACTAACCGGCTATAACGCGGCAACGCTCTACATCCCGGCGGGCACATGGACGGATGGAACGCACACGTTCACTATTCAGGAGTCGGCGGATAGCTCCACATGGTCTAACGTTGCTGCTACTGATCTTGTTTGTTGGCAAGCCACGTCTGCAACCGTCACAACCCCAGTAAAAGCAACTGATAGTAACAGCCTCCCCAGTGGACACTCACAGCCTAGCGCCATTTCTAGCGCCGGAACTGCTATCAATCAGCGTATCGGCTATATTGGCGCTCAACCATACGTGCGTGTAAACGTTGCAGTTACCGGAAGCCCGGCGACCGGAGCGCAATATGACTGTGTATGGATCTTAGGCGAACCCCGCATCTTCCCGGCGGCGGTTTAAGTAGAGGGATAGACTGATGAGCAATGCGTATAAAATAATTACCCCAGTTACAACGGAGCCGATCAGCTTAAGCGATGCTAAGGCATATCTACGTGTTGATTTCAGTGATGAGGACACGGTGATTAGCAATATCATCTCAAGAGCACGCGCATATGCAGAGGACATTACACATAGAGCACTTGCAACTCAGTCTATCCAAGCCGTATACACGATTGATAGGCCATTAGGCGGCGAACTGAGCGGCCCGCTAAATCAAGGCCCGAATTGGTACCAATACCAGGAACAATTAGGCGCTAACCCGTTTGGAGCGGCGCAATTTTACTTTGATTGTCCCGCGCCGCCGATCCAAGCAAACCAGACGATCACGATTGAAACCAGAACAACAGTTTTTGATACGTGGCAAACGTTTACAGGCATCTATACCGTTGATGATGTAGTAGAACCCGCCCGAATTTATATCATGGACCCCATTACTGCTAACCAGTGGCGTTTTACATTTACCACTGGATATAACCCCTCGTATCCATGCCCGCCCGACATCATCCAATGCTTGTATGAGCTTATCGCATTCTGGTATGAGAACAGAGAAGCGGTGGAAGCCCCACAACCTGTAGTTAACAAATTATTATCCCGGCGGGTAGATTGGATCTAGCAATGAAGCCAGTAACAACGACAGGATCAAAATTCAACCGCCGGATCACGATACAAGCCCCCGCTACATCCTCAGATGGTCAAGGAGGCGGCGCGTTTATCTGGACAACTGTTACAGGTTGTGATAGCGTGCCCGCTCAATTCTCCTATCCTCAACCATCAAAAAAAGGTGATGAAACTTTTGCATTGCAGCAAGTACAGGAAGCCGTTTTTGTTACCATCACAATTCGTTATCGACCATCAACCAACATAAGCCCCGCATATCGCGTATTGTATGGCTCCGGCGTTAATCAACGCATTTTTAACATACGTAGCGTTTTTGTGGATGACGAAAACAGACGGATTATCATTATGCAGTGTCAAGAACTACAAGCAAAAGGGACATTACACCAATGATTAGCTTTAATGGGTTAAATAACCTTACCTCCGCATTGCAACAAAAAACGCAAGAGATGGCAGACGAAGCACTAAATATCATTGCCGAAACTGGGGACAACATTTATCAGGACTCACAAAGCGCCGTACCTGTAGACGAGGGAAGATTAAAAGAGTCGGGAAGAATCATTATAGAGCAATCAAGTACGACTATTGATGTAGAGATTACCTACGGCGACGGGGAAGGCTACGGGAGTAAATACGGTATAGCAGACGGTTATAGTTGGTTTCAGCAATTAGGAACAAGCAAGATGGGGGCACAACCGTACTTACAACCTCAATTTGACGATAATACAAACACTATGATTGATAAGCTTGAAAATCTTATCTCACAATAGAGGCATAAATGAGCGTACAGACGGCAATTAATGAGGTACAAGCGGCGGTCTATGCACTGCTCGTTCCGTCGGGATCTATAGATACAACATTAGCAAGCCTGGGCGTCGTTGGGGTTTTTGATTGGCGCAAAGTACCACAAAATCAGCCGTTCGATTACGTCACGTTGGGAGATATCACAGAAACCCCAGAGAACACGCTAGGACGGCGCGGGTACGTCCTTAACTTTGCAATACATATATGGAGCCGTTACCTGGGCACACAAGCCCCTAGCGCGATGCTAGAGCGTATTAATGAACTTATAGATCAAGAACCCCTTACTTTAGCAACACACGCGCATGTATCGACAAGATACCAACGCACAAAAACCTATGCCGATCAAGACGGATTGACCATACATCTCATAGCGCAATACCAGATTTTTGTACAGGAGTAACAACACATGGCAGCACAAGCCGGATACCTTGCAATAGTGCAGATTGGCAACACGCCGGTAACAATCACCGGAGTTAAAACAGCAGATCTTACTATTCAAGGTGACATTTACGATATTACAGATTTAAATAATAACCAGTGGAAGAAAAAGCTAGGGGGGCTAGCTGATTATAGTATCAAGTTGGGCGGCAACTATGACATGTCGGATACACAGCAAGCCTCGTTGCAAGCCTCGATTATCACCACCCCAGGGGCAACCGTCACGTGGAAAGTTTGGCCCGCGGGAACCGGCGGCACACACAACTATAGCGGAACTGGCATCATTAAGCAGCAAGCAGTAAAAATTGACGTGTCAAAAGAGCAAACCATCGAATTCGACATCGAAGGCAGTGGAGCGCTAACTTACGTTTAATCTGTCATGACAGTTTATAAAGGATAAATATCATGGCGGCGATAGCGGGCTATTTAGCCCAAATTTACGTGACGAGCATGCCCTCCGTCTCATTCTCGAATATCACACTAACCGACGCCGGGGACCATAAAACATTCTCCATCTCCGATGCCACAAAGCGATATTGGGATATAGGTCAAACTATAACCGTTCAGACTTCCCCGGATGGTACAACGTGGTCAACGGTTACATCTGGCTTCACAATCCAATATGTGGGCGGTAAGATCCTCTTTAGCAGTCCTGTAAGTGGTGCGACTCCAAGTTGCCGCGTATCTGCCTACTATATGCCCTATAGCTTTCTAGGCTACGCGAAAACAGCAGATATTACCCCACAAATGGGCGTCGAGGATGTTACAGCCTTTCAAAATCCCCCTAGCCCTTGGAAAATCAAACTAGCAACTATTGGGGACTCATCTATAAAACTGGGCAAATGGTGGATTGATGCCACATTTGCCGCTTACTTACAAAATCGTTGCGTGGTTTCCATTTATAGCGGAGCAAACAGCAATCAGAGATACGAATGCTACGCTTTTCTCAAACAAGACTCCATTAAAATAGCCGTCGATAAGGTCATAACAGAAGATTTAGATTTTGAAAGCGACGGAACAATATATTACATCCAATCGTAGGAATTAACGACTATGCAAACAGCAGATATTAGAAACCTCATTTTGACCCGTCCACTCAAAGAGCAACCCGTTACTATTGCAGAATGGGCGGATACATCGCTCATTATCAGAGAGCTATCCGCCGCCGATGCCTCCGCAATCGTAGATGGTGCAACCGGAGCCGACGGCAAAACCAATCAAACGGCGCTTATTGCAAGCGTGGTAATTGCCACTTTGCGCAATGCAGAGGATAAAAGCTTAATCTTTGCCCCGACGGATCGGGATGCTTTACTGGCAACTGGGCTAGGCCCAATTATGGAGGTTGCCCAGGCTAGCATTGCTCTATCTGGGCTTAACGCCGCCGCCGGGACGGAAGCAAAAAACGCTTAAAGCAAGATGGAAAGCGGCGATTCGCCTTCTTTCTTGCGCATCAACTCAAAAAAGAAGATCCTGATGTTTTAATGGCATCATTACCACATGGAACATTTTTAGAATGGTTAGCCTACTTTGAGCTTAAAGCGGAAGATGAGGATAAAGCTATGAAGAAAGCCCAGGCAAAGAGCAATGGCAACACTACATCTCTTATCTAAATCTTGTACGTACATCCTATTGACATTACGTTGTGTTTATGGTACGCTATAGAAGATGATCGTCAAGGCAAACGGCCTAACCGTTCCGGGCGTGCTCTATTCCCCCAGAGTACGCCCTTTTTTATTATTCATTCCTCTTTTACTACTACTTCATATAAAGGACATTTTAAGCATTATGGGCTTGTTGGGCGAAATGACCGTACGCATCAATGGGGATGTATCGGGCTTGGTATCCGCCGGGAACCAAGCAAGCGGAATATTAAGCAAACTTGCAACCGGCGACTTTTCAGGAGCCTTAACCGACGGTTTTAAAATGGCTGGTGAAGCCGCCGTCGGCTTTGCCGTGTCCTCTGTATCCGCCGCCGCCGATTTCCAACAATCCATGCTTAAAGTTCAGGCATACGCCGGATTAACGCAAAAACAAGCCGATGATATGGCTAACAGCATTATGCAAATGTCCGGGCAAGTCGGGCAAGCGCCGAAAGAACTTGCGGATGCCATCTATCCCATTGTCTCAAGTGGCTATGCAGCAAGCGACGCTTTGAGTATTTTGAAGCTTAGTGCTGAATCCTCCGCCGCCTCCGGGGCTAGGACCTCCGTTGTAGCCGATGCTTTGACGACCTCCCTCAAGGCCATGCATGCGCCCGCTTCTCAAGCCGGGGCGTATATGGATATGCTCAATAAAACTGTTAGCTTAGGCAAAGGCGAAATGCCACAATACGCGGCGGTAATTGGTAAATTAGCATTATCAGCAGGCTCCGCAAATGTGCCATTTGCTGATATGGACGCCGCTCTTGCAACCCTTACCACACACGGTTT